GCGCAGCTGGATCCTGATTTTGTGGCTGCAAATATCAAGAAAGATGTGGATCTGTTTGGGCTGGTCGGTACGCTCGAGGCCGGCGGCGGCGGTGGAAAAGCGTACAAAATCGTTTCGGGTTATTTACGTTCAACAAGTACGGATACAGACGGCTCTTTTACTTTGGCGCACAATTTGGGGTGCACGCCGATCTTGTTCATGATGATGCGCCCGGCAACTTTCTCGTTTAATGATGGTCAGATCGGTTGCGTGTTGTATGGCAATCCCGATGCGGACGAATCGCTTGCGCCAGAGTTTAACTGGGAAACCTGGCGCAAGAAATTTCAAGCCATTGTGCGGTACGATCGTGACGTTTATGTAGCCGCTTTGACCGGAGCGGTTGACAACAACAGTATTTCTTTCAGCCGATACAAAAATGGCAATTTCACAGCAGAAGTGACCGGCACGTATTTCTGGTTTGCGGTTGGGGTGGAAGGAGCGTGACAACGTGAGGTATTTTGTGCAGTATGGGAAGAAAAATCACATCATTGCCATCGGCACCGGCGCGGGCGGCACCGAGATCACCAAAGTTGAATACGACGAAATCATGGCAATCATCCAAAACCGTCCGAGCGCAGACGGCAAAGGCTACCGGCTGAAAACCGACCTGACGTGGGAGGCATACGACCTGCCGCCCGAGCCCGAACCGAGCGACGAGGACGAACTTTCGGACACGCAAGCCTTGAATATTCTTTTGGGAGGTGCAACATGACACGCGGAAAAGCAAAGCTGCTTCGGCAGCTGATCGAAAGCCTTGCCGCCGGACTGGACGATGCGGCCGCCCTGACCGGCATGGAGCTATTCCCCGCGTGGGCGGCCGGCAATGCCTATGCCATTGACGACAGGGTGCGGTACAACGGCGCGCTGTACAAATGCGTGCAGGCGCACACGGGGCAGGCAGACTGGACGCCGGACGCGGCCCCGGCGCTGTGGGTCGCTGTCAGCGTGGACGCATGGCCGGAGTGGGTACAGCCGTCCGGCGCGCACGATGCGTATCACCGGGGCGACAAAGTCAGCTATCGCGGCAAGCATTACATTTGCACGGCTGACGCAAACGTCTACGCACCGGACGTGCACGGATGGGAGGAGGCGAGCGAATGAACTTTGTGCAATGCAACGCGACAAATTACCGCGCAGGGCGAACGCGGCCGGTGCAGTACATCGTGATGCACTATACGGCCAACAACGGCGACACGGCACAAAATAACTGCGATTACTATCATCGCGTGGGCGGCCTACAGGCCAGCGCGCACTATTTTTGCGACGAGCACGGCGTGATGCAATCCGTGAGCGAGGGCGACACAGCATGGCACTGCGGTGCGCGGGCGTACTGGCATCCCGAGTGTCGCAATGCCAACAGCATCGGCATTGAGATGTGCAGCCGCAAGCGCGCCGACGGCAGCTACTACATCAAGCCGGAGACCGTGGTCAACGCCGCGGCCTTGGCAAAAGACATTATGCAGCGCTATGGCATCGACACGGATCACGTGCTGCGGCACTACGACGTGACGGGCAAGCACTGCCCCATGCCGTGGGTGGATGACCCGGCGCAGTGGGACGCATTTAAGGCTTCGCTTGCGCCGGAAGAAAATACAGTCGAGGAGGATGAAGACATGGCAACCAGATACAACAGCGTCAACGAACTGCCCGAGTGGGCACAGGAAGAAACGCAGAAGCTGATTGATCGCGGCGCGCTGCTGGGCGATGAGCACGGCAAGCTGGATTTGTCGCTGGACATGCTGCGCACGATGATCGTGTGCCAGCGCATGGTCGATGAAAAGTAAAGGAGGAATACATATGAAAATTAACTGGAAACTCAGACTGCAGAACAAGGCAACGCTGACCGCGCTCGTCATGGCGCTGGTAGCGCTGGTGTATCAGGTGCTCGGCGTGTGCGGCATCGTGCCGCGTGTGGCGCAGGATCAGGTGACGACGATCATCAGCATGGTCATCAACATCCTGTGTCTGCTCGGCATCGTGGTCGACCCGACGACCGCGGGTGTCGGCGACAGCGCACGCGCACTGAGCTATGAAAAGCCGAGGAAAGAGGGCTGAGGATGGCAGCATCGCTTGCGGACATCATCTCGGCGGCGGCGTTTGTGCTGACGCTGATCGGCGCGTGCTGGCGCATGAGCACTATCATCCAGCGGAACACGGACGCGGTCGTGGCGCTGACGGCGCGCATTGACCGCATGGACGCCGGGAACGCCAAGGAGCACGACGAGATGTGGGACAAGATCGAGCGCAGCGAGGACACGATCAACGACCACGAGGCGCGGCTGCAGCTGCTGGAACACAAATAAGAATCGACACGGGGGACGCTGCCGGGCGCGGCGGTGTCCCCTCTTCCCTATCAAGTGATGAGGTGACACGATGGCATACAATGACGCAATCATAAACAACGCCGACAAGCAGAAAATCGCCGCGCTCGGTGAGCAGTGGCAAGCCGCGCAGAAGGCCGGAAATCAGGGCGGCATGAACGAGGCGCACGAGCAGGCGGAGCTTATCCGCAAGAAGTACGGCTACAGCGGCGGCGCGGACGGTAGCGGCTTTAAGATCGTCGGGAACAACACCGTCCTGCCGGAAGCAAAAGATCAGAGCGAGAGCATCAACAAGATCTACGACGCGCAGCAGAAGGCGAAGACCGACGCGCTGAAAGCGGCCTATGACCAGAACATGGCGGACTATGACGCACAGGCAGCGAAGATCCCGCAGACATACAACGAGGCGCGGCGGCAGGTATCGACGCAGGCGGACATTTCCCGCGCAAACCTGAACGAACAGATGGCAGGCAGCGGCATCAATGTCGGTGCTGGCAGCCAGCTCGCGCTCTCACAGCAGAACAGCAGGAACGCAGCCATGGGTAAAGTGTCGTCCGCAGAGGCAGACGCGCTGTCCGATCTGGAGGCGCAGCGGCAGAAGGTAAAGACGGCGTATCAGAACGCAGTCGCACAGGCGATCAGCGAGAACGACGCGGCACGCGCGAAGGCGCTCTATACCGAGGCGCAGCGTGTGGATAACTCCATCGTCAACACAGCGGTCAAGCAGCTTAGCGTGGACACGACGCTTGCGGAAAACGATCGCAGCCGCCTCGAACAGCAGGCCGCGACGCTCGCCAAGTACGGCGATTTCAGCGGTTATGCGGCGCTCGGCTATTCGCAGGATCAGATCGACGCGATGCAGAAAGTGTGGGGCGCGCAGAACCCGAAGCTCTACTACGAGCGCACAGGCACATACCCGGCGAGCTACACGGCATCAAACCGCACTCCGGGCGGCGGCGGTGGCGGTGGTGGCGGTTCAGACGATAATACGATCACGCCGGTCAGGGATAAAACGGACAGCGGCCGTGTCACTCACAACGACATTGACTTCACGGATCCAAATGCTGTTGCAGACGCCGCGACCGTTTACGAGCGGGTGAAGGAAATGATCTCGCAGGGCACACCGGTTTCGGAAGTGAACCAGTACATCCAGAGCGCGTCCGACAACGGTCTGATTTCCGACGACAGCCGCAGACGGATGAAATACATGAACAACTCCAGAAAGTGAGGAAATCAGATGGCGTTCAAAAAAGCGACAGTCTCGATTGACGACTGGCTCAAAAGCACTGGCGCGACCGAACGGCCGAGAGCACAGCAGGATGCCGCTGACGCGCAGAAACCTGTCACCAAACCGATCTCTGAACCTGTGCCGCAGAAGAAGAAAGAGAACATCAGCTTTTGGGAGAAGCTGCTGAACGCTTTCGGCGACGCCGGGTACAGCGGCGACACGAGCGCGCCGCTGGGCATGATGAACCAGGCGATCAGCGACGACTACCGCAGCAGCGGGATGCAGGAGAGCAAGACGGCGCAAGCGGGCGGCGACATCGTGAAATCCGCTGCAAAGGGCGCGGAAAGCGCCTATGAAAGCGCCGTCGGAGCGATGATGAGCAAGCGCAGCGGCACACAGATCATGGGCGTGACGGTCGCGGACGATGCCGTATCGGAAGCGGACAAGGCCACGGCGGAAGCTGCCCGGCAGCGCAACCAAGCGAACATGTACGCAAAAGCAGAGGCGGCAGACACGGCGGCGTGGGAGGCGCGCGAAGCGGCGAAAGACAATCTAGGCGGCAGCGCCGCAGCGGGCGCGCTGGTGGACATCGCCTCCGGCGGGCTGCAACTCGGCGCGGACATGGCGGTCAACGCGCTGATTCCAGGCGCGGGCCTTGCCAGCATGGGCGTGCGGGCTTTCGGCAACGGCGCACGTGAGGCGATGATGGACGGCGCAAGCGGCGGAGAGCAGGTAATCTACGGCGCGGCGCAGGCGGCCGTGCAGATCGCAACGGAGAAAATGTTCGACGTCGGCAAGCTGTTCGGCGGCGGCGCTGCGGACGACGTGGCAGAAAAGCTGATACAAAAGCTTGCAAAGACGGACACGGGGCGCAGCATCGTGCGCGCGCTGACCAACGCCGTCGGCGAGGGCGCCGAGGAAGCTGTGAGCGACCTGCTGACACCGGCGATCCGTGCGATCTACGACAGCGGCAAATCCGCCGCGAGCAGCTACACGACCGCCGAGGGGCGCAAGGAGCTGCTGGCGCAGTCCGCCTATGACGCCATGATTGGCGCGGCGCTGTCCACATTCGGCACGGCGGCCGGTATCGTAAAGGGTGTTGACGCGCAGAAAAATGCAGCTCTGCGCGCCGGAGAACCGGCCGCAAACGCGACCGCAAGCGTGAACACGGAAGCGAGCGCGAAACCGGCAGAGGCGGAAACGATCGCGGCAGAAGCACAGGCAGAGGCCGCGCCGGCAGAAGACAGTCAGGCAACTGTGCGCGCGCTGTTGAAAACGGGCGTTATCTCGAACAGCGAGGCGAACCGCGTGCTCGCTGACGCTGGGCTTCGCACGGAGTTTGAGCACCAGACCGGCGAAACGCTGACCGGAACGAAGGCCGACCAGCGCGCGCAGATCAAGCGTGTGGCGCTGACGCAGAACATCACTGGGGAGACCACAAAGAACGACGAACGGGCAAAGAGCACAGCAGTCGACACCGGCCCGGAGCAGCACACGCCGGAACAGCAGGCAAGCATTCAGGAATACCAGAACAGTGTGGACAACCGCGTGCTCGCATTTATCCACAAGTGGAACGGCCTGAAGAACGCGGACTACAAGAAGAAAGCCCGCGTGCGGCTGGACACAGTGTCGGAGCGCGCTGTCAGTGACCTGAAAAGCACGGTTGGCATCGACGCCACGGGGTACAGGCACTCCATCGACGGCAACGCCCTGCAGCATATTGAAAAACGCCACGGAAAGAACGGCGAGGCCGATCACTCCATGGCGAATGAAAACGATATTGCGCGCATCAGCTACGTGCTGGACAACTACGACGAGGTGCGGCCGGTTCTCGATAAGAATGGGGAGCAAAAACACAGCGCCGTATTTTGCAATGCGGACGGAAGCCCTGCCCCAATTGTCCTGTACTCAAAGAGAATCGACGGGACATACTACGCAGCGGAAGCCATTCCGGACGCCGCCGCGCACGAGCTGCGCGTTGTGTCCGCATATCTCGCAAAAAATAAAAACGGAAACGAAGGCGGAATGCTGAACATACCGCAAAGCGGCCCGCAGCTTACACCCGAAGTGCCCCCCCGCAGCAACGTTTCCGTTGAGAACAGTATACCCGCTGCGGATGAAAATGTCAATACCAAAATTCGGGAAATGCTTCCAGAAGGACAGGGCGCAAAATCTGCGGAGTTCGGCTATGCCGAGGCGCAGACACAGACGCGCTCGGCCGACGGCGTTCTCACCGACGACGAGCGCGCAATGGAAGGGCTGAGGCCGGAAGACCGGACGCACAAAGTCAACCATGACGAAGAGGTAAACGCGAAGGCGCAGGAGCGCTTTGAATCGGACTACGAGGGCGAAAAGGCAGACCTGTTTGGAGAAAAGCAGGACTGGGACGATACCGACACGGTGCTTGCACACAAGATCATCGTCAAAGAAGTGGCCAAGGCGCGCGAGAGCGGCAGCAAAGATGCCTATGCCGAAGTGGCAAAGCTCATGAAAGAGTGGGATGCGCACGGCACGGAAGCCGGTCAGGCACTGCGGCAGCGGCGGCAGCTCGCGTCTGACCCGGCGCTAATGGAAGCGGACGCGATCCAACTGCTGAACGATAGCGAGCGCACGCGCAAAATGTCGGACGAGCAGCGCAAGAAGATTCTCGACAGCGTGAGCCAGAACGCAGAGAAGCTGCGCAGCATCGAAAAAGGCGACGTGGACGGCGTGGTTGACCTTATCAAAGACATGAGTACGGAGCGGCGCACAAACGGCCTGTGGTCGAACAAGATGGGCAGAACGATGGAAAAGGCGCTTGAGCAGGCAAAGAAACTGCCGGGCGGCGAAGCGTTTCTGCGTGACGTTGCCGCAAGTCAGGTGCGCGGCATTGCGTATGACTACGCGAAACCGTCCACGCTCGAACAGATCAAAGCCTATCGTTATCTGTCCATGCTCTCGAAACCGGCGACGGCTGCCAGAAACCTTGTCGGCAATATGGTGTATGACCCGGTAGAGGCCGTGTCAAACAACATCGGCGTCGGGCTGGACATGCTGCTGTCGAAATACACCGGCACACGCTCCGTAGCCGCGGATAAGAGTTATTTCTCCAAGGCAAAACGAAAAGGCATGGGCGAGGCAACGCTCAAGTCGTACATTGAAACCGGCCTTGACGCAAGTGTTTCCAACGCACAGGGCAAATACGAAACCGGCGGCAGCAGGTCGTTCAAGATGACCGGAAACTTTCTGGAACGGTTTCTCTCCACGTGGGAGAAATACAGCAACTATGCCATGGTCACGACTGACCAGATGCAAAAAGGCGGCATTCAGGCGGAAGCGCAGCGCGGAATTGACGCGCTGGAAGCCAAGGGCAAGGTGGCAAAAGGCGCGCTTGACGGCCGTGCGGAGGAAACCGCAAGGGAACGCACGTTCCAGAGCGAAGGCAAGCTGTCCGGCGTCATGGGCGGAATGCGCAATGCGCTGAACAAGCTCAGCATCAAGGACAAGCAGGGCGGCAGCATCGGTCTCGGTGACATTATGCTCCCGTTCACACACGTGCCCGGCAACATTGCGAGCGCAGCGATTCAATACTCCCCTGCCGGATTTATTAACGCCGGTGCGGAGGTCGTCAAAGTCTTGAACAAGGCAAAGGCCGGGACGCTGACCGCAGCCGAACAGGCGAAGGCTGTGACGGATTTCGGCCGCGCGTTTAACGGCACGATGGGAATCGCGCTCTTTGCGGTGCTGGCCGGGGCTGGCGTGATGAACGTTGCCGGAGACGGCGACGAGGACAAGGAAGCGCTCGAAAAGTCCGAGGGCGTGAGCGGCACGCAGCTTAACCTTAGTGCGCTCAACCGGTGGATTGCCGGAGAAAGCACGGAGTGGCGCGACGGTGACGACCTGGTATCCATCGGCTTCCTTGACCCGATCAATGCGCAGATGACCTATGGCGCACTGCTGGCAGACTGCTACAAGGACGAGGGCCTTACGTTTGCAAACGTTGCGGGCGGCAATCTGGAATCTGCTTTTCAGAGCGTGATGGATCTGCCCGCTATGTCGCAGTTTCAGGAGATTGCGAACGGCTATAAATACTCCAAGGCAGATACCACGGGCGGGAAGGTCGCAGAAGCCGCCCTGCGCTACGGTGCTTCTCAAACAACCAGCTTTGTGCCAAACGTCGTGTCCGGCGTGGCGCAGGGGGTTGACGGGACGGTGCGTGACACCTACAACGGCGACACCGTGTGGGAAAACAGCCTGAACGCGATGAAGAGCAAGATTCCGGGGCTTCGGGAAACGCTTCCGGCTGCGCTGGACAACTGGGGGCAGGAGAAGAAATACACCGGAACGGCAGCAGAAAACTTCCTGAACGCGACACTGAATCCCGGCAGTGTGACGAAGTACCGGACGAGCGCCGTGAACCAAGAGTTGTACCGGCTCAGCGAGAACATCGACATAAAATATCCGGAGAAGAAAGCACCAAACAGTGGAAACAGAGACGGCGAAAAAGTGCCGCTGGATCAGGACGAGAGGCGGCAGTACCAGATGGCATACGGTCAGACGGCCTATGACAACATCCAGAAAGTCATCCGGAGTTCTGTTTACAAGCAGTCGAGCGACGCGGAGAAAGCGGCAGCGATTCAAAACCTTCTGGAAGTCGCAACGGCGGCAGGCAAGAAGAAGGCAAAGCTCGACGGCGGCGACACCCCGGCGTGGACGACGAAGAGCAGCGGCAGCGTGGCAGACAACGCCGTATACCGCGCCAAGCTCGGCACCGCGAAAGACACACTGCCGGACAATGCGCGAGACCGCAACGGCGATGTGATGCAGGCAATCATCAAGACGGTCGTCGGCAAACGCGGCGGCAGTGACCAGCTCGCGCTCAACGTCATGGCGCAGAAGCTAACGGAAAACACGCAGGAAAAGGTGGAGACCGCATACAACGGCGGGTACGAGCTGAAACAGATCGTGGACTTCTATCAGGCAAAGTACGCGACGAAGCCGGGAACCAGCCAACGGAAGTACAAGAAAGCAGATCTGTATGCGTGGGCGATGCAAAACGGCTATACCGCGAAGCAGTTCAACCAGCTATGGAAGCTCTTCTCGTGACAAACACACAACAAGAAAGCAGCACGCATATCCTGCGTGCTGCTTTTGCTTTATGTGCTTTCGCTTTCGTACTGCTGGATCATGTCGATCGCTGCGCGCAAGTCCGGCACTTCCCGGATGGCACAGCCGGTTTTGACGAGGTATGTTCCGTCAGCGCTGCGCGTCATGCGGACAATCCTGTTCGCTGGAAATGCCGTTTTTTCGTGTTCTGCGCTTCCTTTGCTTCCTGCGCTTACTTTTTTTACGCCTTTCGATGTGTGCTCGCTCTCCGTTGAGATTTCCCCTGCACAGGCGGCATATCCGGCGAGGTCAATGAAGTTATCCGCTTTATTGCCTCCGGTTGCGATGCGGCCGAGCTTGAACAGCGCCATCATTGCGCCAACGTCGGCTGCACCGAGCGGCTGCTCCATGCCGCGCGCGCAGAGGTAGACGCTCCAAAGCATGGAGATCGTGCGGAAATTGTCCTCCGGCTCACCGTACTGCTGATTTCGGTCGGTGCAGACGCAGCGCTCTGCGGCTTTCAGAATTTCGGAACGGGTCAAAATGCGTCACCGTCCTTTACATCCTCGCCCGCCTTGAGCGCTTGCAGATTTGCGAGCACGCCGTCGTAGTCATCCGGGTACATTGCCCGGAGCACGGTACAAAGCTCGTCGTCGTCAAAGGCGAGCTTTTTGCCGCTGTAGTTCAGCCGGGCGGCGTTGAAGATCGCATCCGTCAGGATGCTGAGGCGGAGTTCGTTGCGCGCGTCGTTGCGCACGCCTTCCCACATTGCGTTTGCTTCCATTGTTATCTTTTCCTTTCTTGTGTCCCGTAGAGTTCAAATGCTTCCCACTTATTTGCTATGCGCTTCATGCGTGCGCTGGCTGCCTGAATCGTAATTCCAAATGTGTCTCCAATTTCTTTGAGCGTGTCGCCGCCAATGCGCATACGAACGAGTTCACGATCGCGCGCAGGAAGTGACCGCAGAAAGCGTTCTACATCCGCGCCGGTTTCGTCCAGCGACAGGCACGGCCTGTCTTGCAGCGGCACGACGCCGCACATTTTCGCGTTACATTCTTTGCTCGGGCCAACCGCGTCAACGTCATCCATATGCAGTACCGGTTTCCCTGAACGCTTCTTTCGTTTCGCACAGCGCTGATCGAAGCTGACCGCGCCGCGCATGTGGTACATTGCGTGCGTGGAGAATTTCCCTCGCGCCGGATCGTATGTAGCCGCGGCGCGGATCAGACCTTCGGCGGCAACGCCGTACAATTCCTGAGGATCGCTTCTGGCGTATTTCTTCAAGAAAAACCAGATCAATTTCTCGTTATCCGCCGCGAGCTGCTGCTGTTCCGGCGTAAGCGGCGCGAGCGGTTTTCTGCGCATGGCTTCACCCTCCTACAATGTCGATCTCGTACTCGTCGCGCAGCACGCGGATCAGGTCGGGCGCGGAGACATATCCGTCCCGCACACTCTCACTCAGCGCCTCGACTTCGCGCCAGATGCGCTGGAGATGCTCGGCGTCCATGCCTTCCTTATCCAGCAAGGCCGTAAAAAAGATCGCCATCGTCACGCGGCAGGCATCCGCCGTGGCGGTGTCTTTTGCGCGCTGCACGTCTGCCATCGTCGCCGGCCTCCGGCGTGGGTTAATCCGCTTTGGCATCGTCGTCACCGTCCTTTCGTTCTCCATGGCTGCAAAAGTCATCTTCTGCGAACATATCCCATGATTCACCGCCGTTGTACTCGCGGGAATGTATACTGCAAAACGCCGTGATTTTATCGTACCACCGGCAGTCTTCGCACCGAACCACGGGGACAACATCGGCGGCAGGCAATGCTTTAATTTCACCGCCGATATTCCACGCCACGGTGTCTCCGCAATAGTCAAGCATTCGCAGCCGATCTCGATATTCCGTTTCGCAAATCTCGAGCGCCGCCTCACGCTCAATGTATTCACTCATCGTCGGCCTCCTCGGCGAGATACCTTCCCCAGCAAGCGTGGCACTCGTCTATGGCTATGGCATGAGGCACACTACCGCACTTAGCCTGATACATATCGGGTTTCGGGCACGTGAATTCTGCTGCATAGTCCAGTATGCGCTCGGCTGCCTCGTCCAGCAGTGCTCTCTTGCTCCTGCTCTGCGTCCCCCGCAACGCCAGTATAAGCTCTTTATCGGTCATTCTCGTTACCTCCGTCCATCTTCGCGCCATAGTTGGGACAGTACGTGTACAAAAACATATCCTTTTCTGTGTAGCCTGTTGTTTCGATATAGAAATCTTCCTTGCAGACGGAACAAACATAATAAACATCCAGCATCGGGTCTTCCTGCTCAATCCACCTTCCATGCACCACCGGCGCAACGTCGGCGGCGGGGAGATCATGCAAAACGCAGATTGCCTTTGCCCATGTGCAGCGGTTTTTGTTCTGGTCACTTGCCGCGGCGGCCGTCAATGCTTTTTCCAGTGCTTTCCGCTCGATGCATTCAGCCATTTTCATCGTCCCCCAAATCCAGTAGCTTTCCGCACATCGGGCATTTTTCAGCCCGCTGTTCCTCTACCATCAGCCCCAACTGCCGCTTGCAATGCGGGCAATACGGTATATGCCACCAGCCGGAACTGTCGCCGAGCTTCCATTTCTTGTTGCGGTAAATGGGCTTTTTTGCCTCAGCCATTGTCAGCCCTCCTCCACATAGCACCAGCTCTGGGGCGGGTGCTTAATGTCACCGCCAATTTTTTTGCAGTCTGTGCATTTCCATGTGTATTCTGCATGGCAAGAATCGCACGGGTTAGTTGCACGCTGGAACTCGCTCAGTTCGCGTGGCGCGTCGTAGATGCGCAGGTCGGAGATGTGCCAGCCGTAGCCCTGACAATGTCCAAGATAGCCGTGCAACTCATCGTCTGTCATAGCCACACGCAGGCCGCACTTTTCTTCGGCAGCTTGCTTGTAAACGGATAGCCCCTCCGCCTTAAAAAGAAAATCCGTACTATCCTTGTCAATCTTGTAAATCCGCTCACAGGTAAACTCGCCGATGACCTTACCATTTCCCAGCGGGCAGTTCAGCGATTTCATCGACCCCGTATCTAAGTAGTCTTGCATCAAACGTTCCGGCGAAATAGGAATGTTCAGATCGGGCCTACCGCTTGTGCAGTAGATATAGCACATGAACGGCGTCTCCAGTTTCGGTCGCGTCTTGCGCACCTCAATTGTTTTCTCTCCGATTATGATCTTCTCGCACCACTTCGGGCGGATGCTCAGCATGACAGCCTTACTCATCCTTCATCGCCTCCAATGCTTTCTCCGCCTCCTCGCGGGTGAGGAATACGGTCTTGCCGATGTTTCCGATATGTTCTTGCTTGCAAGGTGCTTCATAAATGCATAACTCACCAGCATCGCAAAAGTCGCAGCAACCAACACCGTCAATGGACACAGGGCAAATTCCGTCACAATTTGACCCAGCGTCCCATGCAAGCTCGTACACTGTTTTAGCCGGTAGCACCACCACACGACCGTCTTTATCGGCCTGCATCAATTCCACCATTCGCGCAATGGAATAATCATGATCAGACAGTCCGTCCTCAATTTTTCTAGCTTCCCCACAAGCGATAGGGGACAGGCCGCTATCTTCGTATTGTTTCAGGCGTTGCCACACCTGTCGTTGCGTACAAGCGTTGTTATACGGACACGGCAACTCCCGGCACTGAGCAATGTCGCAAAAATTGCCGTCAAACGTCAGTCTCTCCATCACTCCACCTCCTGCATCCAGAACTGGCGGCGGCAATCTGTGCACACCTTGTGAATGTTTAAACACCCGCCTCCATTCTTTCTGTGTGAAGGTGAAATTACTGCAGGGCATACACTCAACACGTCGTTATCATCTATCTGAGCCTCCGGATATTGCTCCAGAAACACGCTTTGCCGTGTCTTGCGCGGGTGCTCCTTTGACCACTTCTCGACGATTTCCACGACCTTCCCCACGGCTTTACCGGCATCGTCAACCATGTTGCGCAGTTCGTTGCATTCGTCTACATTAACCATCGGGCAACCGTCGCAGTCTCCGTCTATCTGCCAATACCGTTCGCACATCCGGTTTCGTTCTTCAATAAATTTCAGCGCATCCATGCTCACACCCCCGCTTCCTGCAGCGCTTGCCGCAGGAAACTCAGCTGCTGCCGCAGGTCGCCGATGGTCTTGTCCTTGCGCTCTGACTGCTGCCTGATAAATGCGTTGTTTTCGCGCAGCACGTCCAGCTGCGTCGCAAGCACGGCACGCGCACAGTGCTCTTCACGCGCGTAGTCGATCAGCTTCTGCACCGCATAGCGCGAAGCCGGTGAAAAATTCAGGTTGCCTTTGTCGTTGTCGAGCAAATCGCGCACGGCAAAGACGATGTCCTCAGTCAATACCATCGGTTACACTCTCCTTTTCGTACTCCGCCCGGTCGATGGCGGTCGTTGCAACGGCATACGCGCTCCACTGATCGGCGCGGAAGCCGTAGAAAAAGTCCGGGTTTGCTTTCGTGCCCTTACCGCTGCGGAAGTCGTGCGACGCGAAGCGGTCAATGAGCGCGTGGCGGATGGTGGTATCGTTCGCGCGAGGGCTGCCGCAGATATTGAGCTTTTCCTCTTTGCGCGTGACGATGTGGTACGGTACGCCGCGATCGTCGAGCAACTGCTTGAATCGCCCGATCCACTCGCACGTCTCGAACACGTCGCGCCCGACCGCCATGCCGTAAGATTCGATGATCTCAATCGCGGCAACGGTGAACGCGCCGCCGGACACAATGCCGGAAACGAGCGTGTTCTCGTCCTTCCCCCCCTGCACCGGGGCGCGGGTGATCGTATCGACGATGCACCAGCCAGTTTCCCGGTTGCCGGGGTCAAGGGCTAACATGGTCGCCATTCGCGACACCTCCTTGCATTGCGGCGAGCATTCGCTCCACTTTGTCCAGGTCGTCCTTACCGGAGACCGGCGCGCGCTTCTCGCTCTCGGCCTTCACGCCGTCTTTCACCAGCCACTGCCGGATGACGGCGTAGTGGGATTTGTACCGCGCGCCTTTGCTGGTGATGTACAGGGACAGGCGCTCAATATATGTTCCGTAGTCGTGCGGGTAATCCCGCTGGAGCTTTTCCAGCTCGTCATCCGCGAGCATGACGTTGTGCATTTCTCCATAGGGTTTCTTTTCCGGAGACTTTGCGGCGGCTTTTTGCGCCGGGCGCGCGGCTGGCTTTTCCACTCTGGCCGGTTCTGCGGCAGGTGTCGTCTGCGGGCGCTCGGAGTATGCCTTGTTTTCCTCCAGGCAGAGTGTTGCAAACTCTGCCTGATAGTTCGTCGGATGGTATCGGTCACTTTTGAGCGTGTTGTGCATGCGCCAGTGCCGGATTACAATGACACCGGAATCAAAGACGATGATAAAGCGCTTTGCAAGGAGCAGCTTCAGATCGTCAGCCGCCGCGCCGACATAGTCCGTGATGCGCTTTGGGTTGTTGATGAACCCGTCGTCATCCGCGCGCATATTCAGGTGGAAATACAGCGCCTGCGCCGATAGCGGCATCTCCAGAAACGCATCACTGTCGATGAGCGAGCGCGCGAACATTCGCTTTTCTGCCATGTCGCGCCCCGGTTAGAACGGCAGGCCGGATTCATCGTCCGGCAGTTCCTCAAGCTTTGGCTCATTCGTGAAGTCGTCCGCGACAACTCCGACGCCGCGCACGACGCCGGGATAGGCGGAGGCAAGCTGCTCCACGCTGGCAGAAGAGACCGGGACGGACGCTTTGACAAAGGCGTCTGCACGCAGGCGCTCTTCGCTGCGCTCCTCCCCGTCGCGGGTGGTATAGCTGCGTGTGGAGAGCTGCCCGCAGACGATGACGGCATCGCCCTTTTTGAGCTGCGCGGCATTCATGGCGGCCTCATACCATACCTCGCAGTTGATCCACTCGGTGGTTTTGCTGCCGTCCGGCTGCACAGTGTCGCGGGCGGGAATGCTAAACTTCGTCAGGGGCGTGTTTTTTGCGCCCACGTTGGAAAACTCTGCGTCACGGGAGAGCTTGCCCGATACGATGCAGTCGCCGGTTCTTGTGCGAATAATCATGGTTATTTACTTCCTTTCTTTGCGGTGGTGCTGCCGATGTGGACAAACACGCGTTTGTTCATGGTCGTGTTGCGGATGGATAGGTTCAGGATTTCGTGACGGTCGGAGCCGTCGTCGTTCTTCGTGTACTCGATCTTCTCGACCGCAAATTTGTCATAGCACTTGCGGCCGTTGGCAGTATAGTTTCCTGCCGGGATCCAGATAAACGGTGCAGTGTACAGCTCGCGGCCGATACCCCAGTTAACGCACGCGCGCTTGAAGCTGTCGGACGCGAGGCCCTTTTCCGCCTCCGTATTGGATTCCGTGCCGGTGTCCTCCTTGCTGATCCACTGCCCTTTTTCGCTGTCCCAGATGGAGACAACGCAGTTGGCGTTATCGCGCCGGTGCTCACGCTGCCAGTCCATCGCGCCGACAGTCTCGTCCAAGATAATCATGTCGCAGCGCGCGTCTTTGTAGAGCAGGAGGACAAGGCCGTTATCCTTGACCTGCTGCACGCGGCACTCGATCTCGTCCGCGTGCAGGCATCGGAATTTGTTCATGGTGTTTCGCCTCCTTCCGGCTCAAACTCCAGCGGGCAGTTGTACCCGATGGTGCGCGTGTCGAGCAGATACTCGCCGGTAAGGCGGCACTGCTTGCGGCTGTATGTTTCCAGACACGGGCAGTAATCACAGGCAATGTGCTCGTCGGCAAAGTAAATGCGTGCCCGGGCGAGGATATAGCGCAGGGTTGCGCGGCCAGTCGTCATGGCGCTGCCCTCCGTTTTCTGGGGCGGCTCTGGCTGCGCTTCTGCCGCAGGACGGCGCGGCCGCGCTTGCTCTCGCGCCACTGCGCGAATGTAATGTGCTTGCCGCAGCCGGGCCCCGGCTCGCATCCGCGGCGGTGCCCGGTATCGAGTATGTACAGGCAGACACGCGCACTGCCGCCGCAGTTGCTGTCGATGCTGCTGCCGGAAAGCGTCTGATAGTGTGCGCAGGTGCTGCAGTATCGGCTTTGCGGGATGCCGCCCTTGATGTAGGTGTCGCTTACAATGTCCATGCGTCTACCTCCTTCACGCATTCCGGGCAGCCGACGATTTTGCCCCATCGGTCACGCAGCAGCTTGTCCGTCTCCGCATCGCACATCGGGCAGCGCGGGCAGGTGTATGCCGGGGGATCAACCGGCGGTTCGATCGTCAGTTTCGACATTCCCCACCTCCATATTCCGGCCACACTGCGCGAATCTTATCTTCGTTCGCAGTCGTGATGCCGTTCGCCCAGCAGTTGGCCGTTGATACAGACACGCCAAGCATTTTTGCCGCTGCCGTCTGCGTGATACCGTTTTCCCGCAAAAACGCGCCGAAAGCGGTGTCACGCGATTTTTTGCGCCGTCTTTCGCTGTAGTACGCAGACAGCTTTTCGTAGTTCGCCGCGCGGTATTTGCGCATATATGCGTTGCGCGCTTCGCGGTTATCGCGCTTGTTTTGCAGGATGCGGTCGCGGTGCTGCGCGTAATACGCACGATTGTATGCGTTATGCACACGGCGCTGTTCTTCCGTCATCACGCCACCCCCAGCGCCGTGAAAATCACGTGAAACAGCCAGCCCATCAGGCAGCCGCCCGCCAAAAAGCTGGCGCACACGATGCCATCTTCCACGCCCCAGACGATGTAGCGGCGCACACGCGCCTTTGTTTTTGGGTCTCCGAACATCTTCACGCCTGCGCACCTTCTTCCACTTCCACAAATTCCCCATCGTCGTCGATCGTGTACCAAGTGTTGGCCTTGATCGTTTTCCCATCCACAACGGCGGAATTCCAGCACAGCAGATCGTAGTTATCATCGCGTTCGCGCGCCAGCGCCAGCACTGCGCCGATACCGCCCTTTGCCATCGGGTGGGAACAACGCGCGCTTGCGATGCCGTTTTCGCCTACGGACGCCCTGCCGCGCGATGTAGCTGCGCCACAGTTTCCGGCGGTAGCTGCGCCGAGGTCTCCGGCGGTAGCTGCGCCACGGTATCCGGCGGTAGCTGCGCCACAGTTTCCGGCGGTAGCTGCGCCACGGTATCCGGCGGTAGCTGCGCCACAGTTTCCGGCGGTAGCTGCGCCACAGTTTCCGGCGGTAGCTGCGCCGAGGTCTCCGGCGGTAGCTGCGCCACGGTCTCCGGCGGTAGCTGCGCCACGGTATCCGGCGGTAGCTGCGCCACAGTTTCCGGCGGTAGCTGCGCCACGGTCTCCGGCGATAGCACGTTTCGGGTTGGTGTGCTCCGCCGTTATGTGCTCTTTTACGTAATCGATGTGCTCCATCGTTGTGTGCGCTTTTACGTAATCGATGTGCGCTTTGACAAGACCGCGGATGCCGATCTCTGCATCCACGCGCATCTTGCTGGACGCGACTTTGCTGTCGTTGCTACCGCGCACCATTTTGCCGGACTGCTCCACGCGGAAGTAGCGCGCGCCTGTCCCCGGCGCATAATAGTCGAACACATCCAACGGACGTTCGCACGCATGCAGCCCGTTGCCACAGCATTCGATGTCGCCATCGGCGGAAAAATCCTTGCCGACTTCGTACTGCATCCCGCGGCACTGCATATTTTTGTTCATGCCCTTATAGGAAATGATCTTATCTTCCATGTTGTTTCCCCTTTCTCGTCGTTTACTGATACCTGATCGCCGCGCGGAGGTCGGCAATCGGAATGTCAAGCCCTCTCCCGAGCGCGAGCAGGTCGCCGACCGGCATGCGGTCGATGTCCCGCAGGCGCTTCGCCGCCGTCTCGCGGCAGCAGCCGAGCAGATCCTCCGGCTTCGTGCCGTGCATCCGGAGCTGCCCATAAAGCAGCGCCTGCAGTTGATCGTAGCGGTTGGTGCGTTTTCTCAATTTCGGCATGGGTCACGCCTCCTCTGAGCTACACAGCATCTCGTCAAGGTTGTCCATCGTCACGCCGAGGGCAGCAAGCTCACGGCCCTTCTTCTGGTAGTAACGGAGCTGATACAGATACTGCTTGCGGCGGGTACGCGCGTACTCGTAGCGCTTAGCGAGGCGGACATACTCGTCCGCTCTCAGATGCGCGATCTCCGCCTCAATGGCGGCGTCCGCTTCGTTTGTTGCGACGGTGCGTTCTTTCTCCATGAGGATTCTCCTTTGTCAAAAATCGTTTCTTGGGATGTGCGCCGCGGCGCTCGCGCCCGCGCGCAACCCCCTAGCCTTAACTAAATCTCTTCTTGCCTTTTCTAAACCTTTACTAAACCTCTTCTACTCTATACTGTGGTTCCATTCTGGTTCCAGATTGGTTCCATTCTGGTTCCGCGGGCGAGTAGACGGGCATTCCGGCAAGGGCAAGAAGGGCGGAGACGGCAAATAAAGCCGCCTCACGCTCCTTTGCGCTCCAGCGCCATCGCCAAGCCTTCCGTAAAGGCACAGAGCTGTGCTTTCTGCATGTCGTCCATGTTCTGCATCACGGCCGCCAGCCGCTTGATGGTTTTCTGCTCGTTCTTCGTCAGCATGGGATCACTTCCTTTCCGTTGCGGGATTCGTCATTTTGTGGTAATGTTGTGGTGAAAATTGCGTGAAGGAGGTGAGCAAATGAACCAGCCATACACGCGCGTTTCCTGCCCACGGGATCTAGGCAGAAAACATATGTTTTTCTTCAATGTCAGCGAGGACGGCACGCCAATGCCGAACTACTGCGACGATGCAGACGGTTCCGACGTCTGCTACCGCTGCGCCGTCACGGCGCTGAAACAGTTGATTGCGGAAACGGAGGAACGGCTCAACAATCCGCTGTTTCCAGCTCGATGATGTACGGCACGCCTGCGCGCTCACACGCGCGCTTGAACGATTCCCGCACCGGCTCCGGTGCTCCTGCCCCGGTCAGATAGTCCCATACGCTGCTCGCGTCCTTTACCACCTCGCCCGCCTCTGCCATCGGCAGTGGGCGAGGCGGCTGCGCGCACGGCGCATTTTGCAGCGCCTCCAGCGTTTCCGGCGCAATTTTGATGATCTCCATAGTGTTCGCCTCTCTTCAAAACCTGCCCATAAGGTACAGCGTCAGGAGTGTCCCGAACACGCTCACGAGACAGCTCACGATCATCTGAGAGCAGGAGTGATTGATGATCCACAGCTTGCGCTCATAGGACTCGCGGTGCGCTTCACGCATCCTTGCCATAGGATCTTCCGGTTTCATGGTGTCACTTCCTTTCTTGCCGCGCGTTGGCGTTTGCTGAGTACGCGCTACCTTGTTTAATTACATTCGCTCAAATACTGGTTGAAATTAGATAGCCATGTGCTATAATTGTGTTATCCCATTTGAAAGGGGGGTGACAAAATGCAGCTTTATGGAGGCCTTCACGACAGCCATTATCAGCGGCAGCTTTTCACCACCCCGTGCCTGCAACCGGCCACCCATGCCGAGGCCTTGATGCGTGGATACCCAGAACCGAACTGGGAGTGATAGGAAACAGCTAAGAAGAGTGTCGCTTGCTCGCGATACCGCCCAACCATAGGCGGGACGCGCTGCAGCTGCTTGTGGGCCAAATTCGGGAGAATATACCGGCAAAGCGACTGCCGGTGTATTCTTTATGCGTGAAATCACCCTTACAAGATGCTTTCATGTGAAAAAAATTTGGTTCACCTGTTCAAGACTGAGATGCAGTGCGTCTTTCAACGCGATCACTTCGCTGAGTGTAAACTCTGCATTGTGTCTTTCGTTGACCTTTGAATTGAACCGGCTAAGGCTAATTCCAATTTTATTGGCTGCCGCTTCTTGCGTCATGCCGCTTTCCACGAGCTTGCCTTTCAGCATCTTGGCCTGCATACTATCACCTCCTTTGCAACAGAGATTAGTTTGCTTACGCCTCGGTTGTATACTATCACGCATGAGGCGTGATGTCAACACGTTTTTCACGCTTTAGTTGTGATTTTTTGTTGACATAAGCGCGAACCAGTTGTACACTGCAAACAGGAGGTGTCATTTTGAGCACAATCAACGAACGGATCGGCAAAATCCTTTCATGCACTGGCATGACAAAGACAGCTTTTGCTGAGAGGCTCAGCGTTTCTCAGCAGTACATTTCCAAAGTCGTGAAATCCGGAAACCCAAGCGATATGCTAATTGCAGCAATTTGCCACGAATTCAACGTCTCCGAACACTGGCTGCGTACCGGCGAGGGCGAGATGTTCGTGCAGATCGCGCGCGACAAGGAGATCATGCGCTTTGTCGGCGACGTCATGCAGGGCGAGGACGACAATTTCCAGCGACGGTTTCTGCTGGCGCTGTCGCGTCTGCCGAAAGAACGGTGGAAAGACATCGAGGACTTCGCGCAGCAGATCACCGAAGAAAACAAGAAAGAGGAGCAGGATTGATTTCCTGCTCCTCTTTCTTTTCCTGTGCACTTGTTACGCTGCGCGTAAAAACTCCAGTATCAGTTCCAGTGTCCGTGTGTCCGCGAGGATCAGCAGCCGCTCGATCTCGCGCCGTAAGTACATCCTCCATTCCTCATCTGTCATGGTTCTCCCTCCATAGTTCTTCTACTGTCGCGTCCAGCGCCCGGGCGATCCGCAGCGCCAAGTATACGTTGGGCGCGCTTTCTCCGCGTTCGATTGCCCCTAGTGTGCTATGGCTACACCCCACTTTCTGCGCAAGCCAGCGCTGACTTACGCCCTTGTATAATCTATAGTAACGTACGTTGTTCCGCATATTGGCACTACCTTACCACATTTTTGCGGCTGCGTGTCGTTTTTGGCCGGTATTCCGACCAAAAAATTTCCGTTTTCGGGGATTTTGTTGCAGAAAGCGGAAAGCTGTGCTATCTTGATGGTGCAGGCCGCTTGTGGTATTGTGGCACAGGCGGAAAACAATATGCAAAAAGGGGGAAGCGTTGTGAATTATCAGAATGCCACGCCGGAAATACAGCGCAAGCGGGTGCCAAGGAAGGCGGCCGTCGTTGCGCTCTCCGTGCTGTCTGCCGCGCTGGCCGTCTCCTGCTGCCTGATGGGCTATCATCTGCAGTGCGTACAAAAGAGCCTTTCCGTCTCGCAGCGTCAGGTCATAGAGGCCGCGTCCTATCTCCGCTATGCCGATTCCGTAGTCGATGACTACGCCGAACGCATCGAGACTTACATCCAGTTCCCGTCGTATGCACGTTACGCAGAGCGGTATAATTTCAGCAGAACATTTGAAAGCTACCAGCACGATCACAAAGTTCCGGAGCCGAATCCGTACCCGTGGAACAAAGCCATACCCATTGAAAAATAACGCGGGTGGAACGAGCGGGAATGAATATACAAAAAGGGGATATGCAAATGCGGAAACGCGGGATTGCTGCGGCGCTGGCCGCTGTGCTGCTCTCGCTAACGTTGTGCGGGTGCAGTTGGGAGCAAGAGGCGATGGATGACAGTTACGAAGAAGGGTTTTGCGATGGTGTAGACGCGGCAAACAAAGCGGACGCGGCTTATCTTTCGGACGGGCCGGGCGGTGACATCGGCGTGCATACGGAAATACTGGACAGCTATCTGGCGGGCGAGGGCGTCTACACCTACGATGACGCGAAAGACGCGATAGAAAGCCTGTATCGCTGCTATGACGAGCTGCTGGAATTGTACGGTGACATCGAAGACGGCCGTGTAGACGTTGATTTCCCGAATTGAGGAGGCTGTGAAATGAAAGTGCCAGAGCCGCGAAAATTGAAAAGCGGGACGTGGTTTATCCAGATGCGGCTCGGCGGCGAGAGCGTGCCGGTGTCGGCGGCAACGCGCACGGAGTGCATCCGGCAGGCGGAGAAGATCAAGGCGGACTATCGCAATGGGAAGAGACCGCAACCGGCAAGCGCGTGTGTCACGCTGCGCAGCGCGATCGAGCAGTACATACAGGTGCGAGAGAACGTGAAATCCCCGGAGACGATTCGGGGGTATTATGTGATCCTGAATAACCGATTTAGGGCATACATGGGGCGCGACATCCGGCAGATACCGTACCAGAGAATGATAAACGAAGAGGCGAGGGCGGTTTCTGCGAAGACGCTGTTTAACGCATGGAATCTTGCGGCGGCATCGGTCGAAGAAGCTGGGCAGGGACGGCCAAAGGTATCACTGCCGGACAGGCAGAAGAAAGAGCACGTCTATCTGACATACGACCAGATCGCTGTGTTTGTGGACGCGATACGCGGGACTGACGGCGAAATTCCTGCGTTGCTTGCGCTGCACGGCCTGCGCCGGTCGGAGATATGCGCGCTGGGCTGGGCGCAGCTACGCGGGCAAGAAATCACCGTAGCGGGGGCACTGGTGTACGACAAGGACGGCAATAAGGTGCGCAAGAAGACGAACAAGAACGCAACGTCGCGGCGCACCGTGCCGATCATGATACCGCGGCTGCAGGAGCTTGTGGATCTGCACGCGGATGATATCGGGCCGGTCGCGACAGTCGCGCCGAATACGATCTATCGGCAGGTCAACCGCGTATGCTCGTCGTGCGGCTTGCCGCTGGTTGGCGTGCATGGCTTGCGGCACAGCTTCGCGTCTTTGTGCTACCATTTGGGCGTGCCGATGCTGATCACCATGCGCCTCGGCGGGTGGAAAACGGACCGCATCCCGCGCGAGATTTACACCCACCTTGCGGACGCGGATATAGCAAATCAGGTAGATGCAATTCGTACATTCTATTCGCAAAATGCTAACGAAAATGCTAACTAGTTTCATAAAATCTAGTGTTTTCAATGGTTTTATAGCAATATCGCAGGGGTTCAACTCCCCCCATCTCCACCAAAACGACCCTAGACGAACTTAAATCGTCGATGGTCACATCAGAATGGCTGTCCTGTGTATTATACAGGACAGTCATTTTGTCGTCATAGAGGTAAATCCTGTTGACAAAAGTATCCACCAGTGCCTGCCGATATTTCAGGTCATTCACATCGCCTTTGCGGAACTGGTTCAGGAAGAACCGCACTTCATTGACCGTGGGCGTAGGGTGGGAGGAAGTCTCCAAAAGAATCTGCTGTTCCAGCTCGTTGCGTTCCCGTTTCTTCTGGGAGATACGCTCCGCAATACACGCTATTTTTACACTTATATTTTTATGTGTAATCTATTGCGATGCGCCAAAAGATGCTTTATCATGTGGGTATGAATTCAAAAAAGCAGAGAGGAGGACGGATGCCATGAAATTTCAAGAGCTATTGGCTGGAAAGCAAATCAACTGGGACAGAGTAAAGCTGATTCGTCACAACCTTACCAAAGAGGAGATAGCCGCCAACTACGAGCGGGGGTATCTGGAATTGTATCAGTCAGTTCAAAACCATGCGCGGTTTCGGGACTGTGATATGGTCATCAGCTTTTTGGGGACGGAAGGCACGAATGGTGTTTTTCAGGGCTGTTATTGCGTTGGTGGTTCAAAGCCATATATCCGCACAAAATTCCCAGAAGACTTTGTACCAGATAGCGGCATGACTGAGGAGAAGTCTGTGGTATATGAACTGGTCAAGACGGACTTACTTGCTGATATGAAAGACCGCCTTGTGATTGACTGGGGCAAGGGAACGATCAATTGGTGTCAGAACGGAACAACAGAGAAGGAATTGTTGGAAATCCGCCCTGCCGTGTCTGAAATCAGCTTTACCAGCTATGACAAGGTATTGCTGTCTTTTGAGACGCTCCACAAAATTGTTTACAACAAAGCAGCATACAAAGAGTGGGAGGAAAAACTGTCTGCTGTGGCTGGGGTGTATCTTATTACGGATACCAAAGGTAAGCACTATGTCGGCTCCGCCAGCGGTGAGCAGGGCGGTCTCTGGGGCCGATGGAGCGAATATGCCCGGACAAAGCACGGCGGCAATAAGCGCCTCAAGGAGCTTATCACCGCCGATGCTGACTATTGCAATAATTTCCAGTATTCCATTTTGGAGGTATTTCCCATCAAGAGGGATAAGCATGAGGTATTGGAGTACGAGCAGTTGTATAAGAAAAAGCTGTGGTCGATTCAGTTTGGGTTAAATGATAATTAA